AAGAAATAATTTACAAGTATTTAAAAAGCCTGAATATTAACGGATTGGCTGCGTTCAAAAATGGACCAGCAATATTTTTGGATCAGGCACCTGATGATTCTGATTCAAGGTGGGATGGTTCGCAGTATGGGCGTATCATCTATGGGCTGAATCTGAAAGATGATTCAGAGCGTAAGGTTTCTGGAACGATGGAGATTGCAATAGCGTATCTGTTTAATAATCAAGGATATAAGAACTTGCTTGAAGCGAAGAAGATCCTGAAAAAAGCGTTTGAAGGAGTTTTCTTGACCGATGAAGATACAACGATTTCTCTTGTCTGGAGAAAGTCAGAATCATTTCAGGAAGCAATCGAAGGGCAAATGGATGTAGAAGTATGTGGATCAGTGTTGACATTCGATGCATATGCTTTTCCAAAACATTCATACCTTCCGCTGGATGCAGTCGGTTCTTTGGCAAAGCACATTGATGAGAACCGGAACGTGACAGTGATCAATAACACGGAACTTGACGAAATCTGGAAGCCGGATGATGAAGAAGTGGTTGTTTATACTAGACTGGATTCTATGCAGCCAGGAACGTTCCCATCGACATATGCTTGTACATGGTTTACAAACAACATCAAGGTACATGTGATCTCCGGATCGGATGTAAATGCTGATCAGTTTGTTATGAACTTGCTGCAAGATTTACAGGAAAGAGAGAGGTTCGTTATGAATGATGGATCGCCGTTTTTTGTAAATCAGTTGGCATACAGCACGAAACTTGATCCATTAAAAGATGGACAGGTAACGGTAAGAGGTCAGTACGGAAAGCTACGAGATGTTGAAACAGTCGATGAATTAAAGACAATTACGATAAGTTAGGAGGAAACAATGGCAGAAAAGAAAGACGAAACAAAAACAGTGCCAGAAGTTACTTATACTGTGGATGAATATGCAGAAAATCCACAGGTGTTAGGAGTATCACAAGATATTATCCGAACAGCATTTGCAAGGGCAGGTGTTAAAGAAGCAACGCAGAGCACAGCAAAGAAACTTGTAGATACATTTAAGAAGAAGGAGGTATAAGAACTTGTCCGGATTATTTTTAAAAGGCGAGAAAAAGGAAAGAGCTGGAGTTTATCGCAGACATGAGCAGATCACAAATAATGGTGTAGCATCCGCAATGAACGGAGTTTTCTGTATTCCGGTTCATGCAGATTTTGGTCCAGTTGGAGAGATTCAGAAGATCACATCAAAGAGTGATCTTCTTTCACTTTATATGGAGAGTGGAACGATCGATGCAGCGGTAAAACTGTTTGATGCAGGTGCTAACACGGTATATCTTTACCGTCTTGGAACTGGTGGTAAAGAAGGAAGCCTGTCCTTACAGACAACCACAGCCACAAATGCAGTTACATTAAAGACAAAATATCCAACCGCTTTGAAATTCTCCGTAACTGTAAAACAGAAATTAGGAGATGAAACGACAAAAGAGTGTTCCGTTTACAATGGGGCAACACTTGTTGAGAAAGTAAGCTTTATTGCTGGTGCGGATGTAAATGAGGCTGCAAATCTGGTGGAAGCAATGAAAGACAGCAAGTATTTATCCGCAGAACTTGTTTCTGGAGCATCCGGGATCATGCAGACGGTTGCACAGCAGGCTTTGGCTGGTGGATCAGCACCGGCAGTCACAACAGAAGATTACAGCAATGCGTTTAATGCATTCGAAACTTATGCTTGGAATGTACTGGTGCTTGATACAGTCGAAGAAGATGTTAAAGCATTAGCGAAGACATACATGGAAAGAATCCATTCAAACGGTGCATTGGGTGTTTGCGTACTTGGAGAAGCGGCAGGAAAGTCACTTGCTACAAGAAAAACGAATGCAAAATCCTATAATGCACCATATTTTATTTACTGCGGTAGCGGATATTATAATACTGCCGGAGATAGGGTGGAAGGATATCTTGCTGCAGCAGTTCAGGCAGGTGTGATTGGATGCAAAGATTCAAGTACATCAATTGTACATACAGAGATTCCAGATGCGGAGTCATGCATTGAACAGCTGACGAATGAACAATATGTCGATGCGATCAAATCTGGATTGCTTCTTTTGTCAGAAGGACAGGAAGGACAGGTCTGGTTTGATTCAGGAGTGAACACATATACAGTTCTGGATGAGGACGATGACGAAGGATGGAAGAAGATCAAACGTACAGCTGTCCGTTATGAAGCTTTTGACCGTATCAATCGTACATTAGAACCATTGATCGGTAAGATCAGCAACAATGCAGCGGGCGTTGATAATGTGATTCAGGAAGCTAAAAAAGTACTGGCTGAAATGAACAGAGAAGGAAAGATCTTAGATACTTACGAATTTTATGAGGATACAGAAAATCCACATGCAGCGGATTATGCATACTTTATTATCCGCATTGATGACGTTGACAGCATGGAAAAGATCTACTTAACATATCAGTTCCAGTACATTGCACAGTAGGAGGTGTTATAGATGAGTGGAAAAGGTTTTGATACTAGAAAACTGATGACAGGAAAAGACGGAAAGCTTTTTATCACACTGGATGGAGTTTCCATCTGGTTTGCATCCGTGGAAGAGTTTACGATCGGAATGAATTTTTCAAATGTAGACTTCCATCCAGCAGGAGATGTACAGACATATGGAGTTCCAGACAGTGTTAAATTTACAGCATCGTTCACTGAAGCTGTAGTAAGAGATGATCTGACGATCGTACCAATGCTGGAAGCGATTAAAAATGGGAAAATTCCTACATTCAGTTTACAGGGCGGTGTTACAGAACCACTTGCTGGTGGCGAAAGTAAATATCTGTTAGATGAATGTATTCCTGATGGAGATACAAACATTCTGGAAGTAAAACCGGGAGAAATCATCAAGAGACAGTGCCAGTTTATTGTTAACAGTGTACCAGATTGTATTAAATCATTGGCAGCATAAAGAAAGGATAAGAAAATGGCAGAGAAGAAAACAAATATCAATGTAACAGAAGAAAATGAAATGGACCTTATCACTGGTCTGTTAAAGGCAGCAGAGTATAAGACAGAGGTAAGCCAGACATTAAATATTCAAAGAAACGGACAGAAATTGTTTAAATTCGATATTCGTCCATTATCTTTTGATGAAATCACTGATTGCAGAAAGAGAGCAACAACTTATATGCCGAATCCGGGTGGAGCATCACTTCCATTAATTGAGAAAAGCGTAAGCAATGCAGATTACATGGCATGGCAGATTTACATTGCAACAGTTCCGGAAAGTGATGGAACAAAATTCTGGGATAATCCAGCATTGAAAGAAGGACTGAACAAAGCTGGTCACATGGTTATGACACAGGCAGAAATTATTAAGGAAATTCTTACAGCTGGAGAACTTGAAGCAGTCAGCGACAAGATCGAAGAATTATCCGGCAGTGGTACAAACGTTATTGATTATGCAAAAAACTAATTAAGTCCAGTCCGTTAGCTTCTCTGCTCGCAGAAAATTATCTACGGACTGGAATGTTGCCATCAAAAGCCCTTGATCTCCCAGAAGGAGAGAGGGCTTTTATTTTTGCAGCACTTATAACAGCTATGGAAGGAGGCGATGCATAAGTGGTAGATAAAGAAATCGTAATTGACGTTGTATCGAAGTATACAGACCATGCATCGCAAGGACTGAACCAGACCGGAAAAGATGCTGAGAAAGTTGAAAAGGAACTCAATAATCTTGGAAAGAAAAGACCACGTATTCATATTGATGCAGACGATAAAGCAAAGCCTAAGATTGACAGAACACGAAAAGAAGGAGAAGGGCTTGGAAAGAAACGATGGACTCCAAAGATTGGAGTTGATGACGAAGCAACTCCTAAAATTCGTAGAATTACATCGGCTGGATTGAAGTTTGGAAAAATGTCTTTTACCGCAGCAGTTAAGATTAAAGACTTTGCAACAACCAAATTAAGTGATCTTAAAGCCAAGGTATTTAATGTCAAAAATGCCGTTGCTGGAGCATTTGCAGCGGTAGGGATTGGACAAACAATCAAAACGTCCATTGATCTGGAAGTGCAACAGCAGAACTTGGAATCATCGTTCGAGGTATTACTTGGAAGTAAGAAGAAAGCCCAGAAGCGAATAGATGATCTGACGACGTTTGCTGGTAGTACCCCATTTACGAGGGATGAAATTTATCAGGCTTCTCGTACCTTACAGGTATTTACTGGAAATGCATTGTCAACTGGAAAAGGGTTAAAAATGGTTGGAGACGTAGCAGCAGGTACGAACTCTGATTTTTCCGATGTAGCTCTATGGGTTGGACGTATGTATGATGGAATGAAGAACCACCAGACAATCGGAGAAGCTACCGCCGCATTACAGGAAATGGGTGCTATTTCTGGACAGGACAGAACAAAACTGGAAGCACTTGCAGCATCGAACAAGAAAATCAGCCAGACATGGCCGCAGGCTATGAAAGCTTTTCAGAAGTATGACGGATTGATGGAAAAGCAGAGCGATAACCTTGGAAACCTGATGCTAGGTGTCAAGTCATTTGTTACAAATAACGTATTTAAGAAACTTGGAAAAGGTCTTGGAGATGGCATTTCTCCCGGACTTCGTAAGTTCCGTCAGTGGAGATCAGAGAACAAAGAACTGATTGCAGAAATGGGATCAGGGATTGAAAAGTTTTCGGCAGAGATTTCTGGGAAAGCCGTTGATGCAGTATCAAATTTAGCAGAAAAAGCCAATAAATTATTCCAAAGTGACAAGTTTAAAAATGCTTCAATCAGTGGGAAGATCAACATTGCATGGCAAGAAATGATCGGTGATCCATTTTCACAGTGGTGGGATTCAAGTGGAAAGCCAGCAATCGTTAAGAAGATATCTGGTATAGGCAAGGATATCGTTAAAGCCGGAGGCAACTGGTTTAAAGAATCCCTTAAGGATTTATTGCCAGGAGGGAATAAAGCCGGAATCGAGGATTATCTTGCCGGTGCGTTAGCACTTAAGTTAGGTTCAGGACTATTCAAAAAAGGAATGACATTGACAGACCTCATCACTGGTGGCTCTGGGAATCCTCTTGGAAGTTCTATTGGACTTATGAATGTATCCGCATCCGTTGTAAATGTGAACGGCGGGCTTGGTAGTGGAAGCGGAGGGAGCCCTGTCATACCAACTGGCAGTGGAACTACACCAAAGACAACACAGCCGACAGGACCAACAAGGACACCGGGTGGATTGTTTGGTTTGGGCGGTTCTGGAGTTACTTTGAAAAATGGAGAAACAGTTGCGGCTACTGGATGGAAAGCTTTTCTTGGAAATCTCGGAGTAAAACTTGGATCAGGAGCAGCAACAGCCGGTGGGGCAGCAACCGTTGGTGGTACATCTTTATTAGGTGGAGCTTTAGGAATTGCTGGAATTGGAAGTGCAGCAGGTAACTTTATTAACGCTGCGACAACAAAGAATAAAGCTACTAAGAAAAAAGAAAACTACAGGGGTGGCACGAAACTTGGCATGGTTGGTGGTGGAGCAGCCGCCGGAGCTTTAGTTGGTTCAGCTGTTCCGATTGTTGGCACACTTGCCGGTGGATTGATTGGTGCCGGTGTTGGTGGATTTGCAGCACTGACAAAAGGTAACAAAGCAGGCGATCATATCCGAAAGAACATGGATAAGATCAAAAAAGAGTCTGAAAAAAGTGCTAAATCGTGGAATGTAACATCAAAACAGGTAAAAGAAATTCAAAAGGGTCAAGAAAAGTACCTTGGAGATAATTACCTTAAAAATCGTAAGGAAGCACTAAAGGATAACAATTCATTAACTGCAAAATCGCAGAAATACTATTCTTACAATAAAGATTCCATACGAAAGATCCGTGAGACATATGAGCCAGAATCCGAAAAGAAAAGAGATCGGTTAAAGAAATCAGTACAGAGCACATATAAAAAGAAAAATAAGAATCTGAATGTTGGACCAGACAAAGAGTATAATCAGCTGACTAATTCTGTTCAGAAAGCTTATGAGGAGAATAAGAAAAATACAAAGCAGACAAACGTCGGTTCTAAGAGTACGAAAGCTTTTTCTGGGGCAACAAGTGTTGCCGGTGGAAAAGTCAGTGGCTTAGGTGGAATGTCTGCAACAGCTGGTGGAAAATTGGGAACTATGGGATCAATGTCACTTGCAGCTGGTGGTAATTTACAAAGTGCTGGAAGTTCCGCATTATCACTTGCAGGTGCTTTAGCATCCGCAGCCTCAACGATTGCATCCGCAGCAAGTACAACTGCTGCACAAGCAAGTGCAATCAAAAGTATTACTAGTGGAAGTTATCTAAGTAATAGCGGTTCTTCAAAATCTGGTAAAAAGAAAACAAGCAAAAAGACATCATCCGCACCGAAAGTACAGACAGCCTTACCGAAAAATGGGAAGTTCTTTCATAATGCGAAAGGTAGTCTGGTCAGAGGTCATATCGTTTCTGAATTAGGAGAAGAAGGAAACGAAATGGTTATCCCACTTTCTAAACATCGAAGCCGTGCATTATCTCTCTGGAATCAAGCAGGACAGATTTTAGGCGTTACAAAGCATGCCAAAGGTGGACTTGTTGGAGGATCATCCGGATCTGGAAAAGCTTCGTCTGGTAGCGGTCAGCCAGTGATCAACGTTGGTGGTATTACGATCAGCGTCAATGCATCTGGAAATGACGGCATAGTTGATGCTATCAAAAACTCTAAAGGAGAGATCGCAGATGCTATTATGCAGGCAATCGCAGATGCAATCGGATCAACGGCAAGTAACAGAACAGCGGAGGTAATGTAAATGGACATATATATTACTGGAAAAAATTCAAAAGGGAATGATCAGAAGATACAAATTCCGATCATTCCTGAAGAAATTGAATCATCAATCGAAGGTAAGTTTGCAGAATATGATATCTATAAATTAGGTCAGGTCAGTGTTCCGAATGGTAAAAATCTTTCAGAACTAAGCTGGGAATGTTTTTTTCCCGGAGAAGCAAGAAAAGGTATGAAATTTGTTCGTAAGTGGACTGATCCAGCAACCTTAGATGCACTGATGAAATACTGGGCTAAGTATGGGAAAGTGGTAAATGTCTGTATTACAGGAACGAAGATCAATGTTGATATGCGTGTTTCAGAATACGATTCTACGGTCAAAAGCCTGAATGATTATTACTACACGGTAAGATTTATCGACTACGAAAAAATAAGTGTTTTCTCAACGAAAAGAAGTACCAAAACCACAAAGAAAAAGGTCAAAGTAAAGAAAGGACAAACATTACGGAAACTTGCAAAAAAATATCTTGGGTCCAGTAAAAAATACAAGGTTATTTATAATGCAAATAAGAAACTGATTGATTCTAGGAATAAAAAGGAACGTAAGAAACATCCAAAGAAAAAGATCAGCAAATATACGATCTATAAAGGACAGGTGCTTGTGATTCCTGTTCAAAGCAGTAAATCAGTTTCTAATTCCAAGGTTGAGGAATTAAAGAAAGCAATGAATAAAGATGGCTACTCGAAGCTGAAAGTTGATAAAAAGCTGACATCTTCGATGAAATCAGCCATGAAAAAGATCACGATTCGAACCGGAAGAAAAGGACAGGTCGTAAAATTTGTCCAGAAAATGGTGGGAGTCAAACAGGATGGTGCTTGCGGATCTAAGACAGTAACAGCGATTAAAACTTACCAACGTAAGCACAAATTAACAGTAACTGGTGTTGCTGATTATAAAACACTGTTAAAAATGATAGGAGGATAGGAAGATATGCCAAGTTTAGGAAATCCGCGGTATAAAGCAGTTGTAAAGACGG